TCCTTCAACCAGATCGCGAAACCTGCTATCCACGATACGACCCTGGCACAAGTCGCGCTCGGCGTTGCGCCGGATCCAGATGCCCCTGCACTTGCTGGCGCTGATGGAGCAGTCGCGCTTAACGCCGGCAACGGTAGTCCACTTCCATGCCAGGAACCCGTCGCAGCTAGTCAGCTCACTGCCGGCTACCAGGCGCCGGAACGCACGGGACCCGGAGCAGGCACCGACGCCAACGTTAAAGCAGAAATCCGCCCAAGCTACCCGGCTCTCAGACTTCATCTGGTACGGCACCTTATCCAATGGCTTGCTGTGGCGTTCCAGCTCGCGCTCGTAGCGCTTCTGGCACCATTCAGCCGTAACCGTCATTCCGAGCTTGATGTCTGGCCCTGTAATGCCGTGGCATATCGTCGGAACTCCACCTTGGTCTAGATAGGCGGTGAGGTGAGGATTGGATCCGCCACTCTCAAAATTAGCGGTGAATGCCGCAAGCGCCGCCATCAGTGCAGTTCCAGCGGCTATCGAATTGCGATATTGCATGGCAGTTCTCAAATGGCGTCGGCTATCATATACTGTACATAATATCAACAAACAGAGGACGATGATATGGCTGGCGGAAAAGGCAGACAGCGCAGCAAAAGTGGCAGCGGCAAGAAAACCAAGTGATGCCAGGCATCGCATCACTCCAAGACTCAAGCACAGGCCAGTCGCGCTATGATTGATCTAGACTTGACCATAATGGCCGTGACATTCGTCGCGGCACTCTATTTTCGCAACCTGTACGCCTCTGCCTACCTGGCGACCTGCTTGGCGCACTGGTTGTATTCTGACTATCTATCTGATACCTGGTATTACTGGTCTGCAATTATGACTGATGCCACGTTTGTCATGCTTCCATCATTGTGCTGCATCAAGAAATCAAACAGGCCAATCCAAGCATGCGCATTCGCATTTTGCATCACAAATTGCGTCGGATTTGCACTCTGGTATCTGTATCTAAGCCCATCAGTGTATGATGTGGCAAGTACATTGATTTACATGGCAATAATGGCGGCAACCATAGCCGGAGGACGAGGATTTGGGCGCACTGGATATGATCAGGGCCATATGCCTTCTAGTCTGGCTTGTCGTGCTGATACTATGCTGCGCAAGATGGTTCATTAAGACACGGGTGATTGAAGATGAAGCGATTTCTGGCCGGAGTGATCATGGCGGCGACGATAGGCGTGATTTATAAGATGTACTCAAGCCTGAGCGATGCCAAGACGGCATTTGTTGTAGCACTGTCAACCATCGGTGTTAGCATTGCTGAGCTGTCTAAATGGCTGCCTGACAACGTCGGCTCTGTGTCGGCAATCGTAGGCCTTGTTCTGGCCTGCCTCACTGCTTACAAAGTGCTTCTTGAGATCCGCATTCTTCGCGGCAAGCTGGAAGAGTAAAAAAATGCCCCTCAGTGAGGGGCTAACGGTTTTGGCAGGAGATAACTTACAGGTACAGCGTAACACACTAGCCACGTTCTGCAAAAACCCCATTCATCACGCCTATGCGGTGCTTCAACCGCTGGCGACTCAAGCCATACAGCTCCGCCTTCTTTGCCCATCTGTCGATGATTGGAGCGGTTATGTCTGTGTACTGTCCAGGCTTAGCTCCATCAGTGGCAACAAGACACTCTGCATTGCACTGCCTGGCTAGTGTGGTTATGGCGTTGTCTGCGTCGTAGTGCATCAAGTGCATCAGCAGACCTCCATGTGTCTGTGGTCTGTCTCCCTGACGCCAATACCTAGCTTGATGGCAAGCGCTCGCTCTGCTGTTGCGCCATCTGATAACTCCCACCCATCAAGCATAAGGATTTCGTCAGCCATCAAGACCATCTGCAAGCATATTGACATGTACTCCGCTTGAGACAGTCCATCAGGAAGAATCGCAGGATTTAAAACAACATTTCCAGCCATATATTCAGCGGTTGCCGCCATGAAAAATGCCTTGCGATTAAACCCATCAATTCCAGACATTGGCCCTGCGATATAAACCTTACTCATGCCAGCTTAGCCTTAGCGCACACCATTGCGCGGCAGTCTGCCCAATGACGGTTTGTCTCAAGCTCAGCAAAGCGGCTTGCCTTGAGCCAAAGCGCCTCTGCTTTGCTGTACAGTCCTGACCGCTCAAACTCTGCCGCCTGTTCTGCGAAAAATGCGTAGGTGTATCCGTCAAATTCAAAGTCGTTCATGCTGCCTTCCTCTTGCTCTTGTTGCGGTTAACTGTGCTGTTGGTTACAACACGGTTTGTGATGAGCTGCCGATCCATTCCTTTGAGTAGCGCATCAAGCGGCATCAGCAACGCCTCGATGTCTTGAAGTCTCTTTTGCAGTCCGTCATCGCGGAGTGTCATGCGGCTGCCATCATAGAGAGTCTCAGCGGAAAACAGCTCGTTGATGTGCTTTTTTACTTCCTTTGGCAGCGCCTTAGGCTTGGCATAAACAGCACCTCCACCTTCAACCGGTGCCGCATCGTAGTGATAGCCGCAGTTGGTCTCGATGCGGAAATAGTACTGGTGCTCGCGTGAGATGTTATCGCTCATTCCGACAGGATTGAACGCCTTTGCGATGTTACCTGGCCGGCGGTAGATGTGATACTGCTCGCCGTTGTGTTCGATGGTTTCCTCTACCGCCATGCCCTCGAATATCATTACATTGCGGACAAACTGCATCAGCTGGTTGCACTCGCTCACAGCCTCAGCGGTAGGTGCCAGGCGTGAGCGCAGACGCTGAACGTCCTGCGTGAGCGACGTCACTTGAGCTTCGAGCTTGGCCTTTGCCTTGGCGTGGTTCTCTGCCTGGTTGCGTAGCCGCTTAACCTCTGCCCGCAGCTTGCCAGCCTCTTCGGAGTCTCGCTTGTAGTTGTCGCGCTGGTTCTTGATCTGCTCATGGGTTGCCATGATTTCGCGCACCTTGCGCTCATCTTCAAGGCGGCCAGCTTGCAGCGATTTCAGATCTTTCGCCAAGCGAACGGCCTCTACTTGCGCCTTTGACAGCTCAGCGTCTCGCTGCTCAAGCTCGTCAATGAGGCCATTCTCCTCATCGACCTGTCGGTTGCTCGCCTCCACAATGAGTTGCATGTTGCTATCAAGCAGCACAGCAAGGCTTTCCGCCTGGGCCTTGGTAACGCCTGACGCACCAGCGATGATCGCCTCAAGCTGCGATGAGAGGGTTTTGTGGGCCAGCGTAGCGGCTGACCCAGGGTTCAATTCTTCTGCCATGATTACTCCTGTTTTATTTACTGTTTCCACTGATCGCCAAACACAAACCCAAGCCCAGCCAAAATGTTGTCCATCTCTGCACAAAACAGCGGGATGTGCTCGTCAAACTTGTCCATAATTTCCTGATCTCGGTATTGCTGAATGATGCAGAGCCGGTTTTCTGGCTTCCCCCGCATGCGCCAGTCGAACGACGCGAAGTCCCACCGATCCAACCCAGTGACCCACATCGAGAACTGACACTGGGTGATGTATTCAGGCTTGATTGTTCCGTTTACCAGCGTGTCTATGTGAACCTGAGTCGTGAACGGGTTTTTAATCTCAAGTCCGCGATCTTCCATGATGCCATCAGGGCTGATTGCGCAGCGCATAGACTCGTCACGGTAAATCAGCCCGCACTGGTTGACGCACGAGAACGTCATTGCCTCGTATGCCTCGCGGGCCAGCGGCTCGTTTTCGTGCCCCCAGGCGGCTTGCTTGAATTGCGACTGCTCAGGTATCAAGCCGGTGCAAACCTGGGCCACCAGCTCCATCATGTACGCTTTACTGGCTTCGCTGTAGCTGCCTTTTGCCCTGCCAGGCTTGATGATGTCGTTAGCGCGTGAGGCCGTCACAACTCCGCACCGATGCCGCAGCCACTCATCGACACCCTGCTCCATATCGTAGACGTTAGCGCCCGTGATGAGGTTCGTGTAAATCACTTGGCCGCCTCCATCTTGCGAGCTGCCCACTGCAATTCCTCTGGTGTCATCACGCTAAAGCACTGGATCGGATTTTCCAGCTTGCGAGCCTTGCTGAACCACTCGAAGAATTGTTCCTCAGTGCGGCCCTTGGCTGCGATGGCTTGCTTGATGACCTCAACAGGATTGACGATGATTTCTGGCTGCTCAGTGGCTTCCTGGAAGCCTTCTCCGCCATCCGTGTTCAGATAGTCGATTGCC